CTTTCGCCTTGGTCGGGTCGGCCGGCGCCGCATCCTTTTTCGCCGGATCCGCCGCGCCCGTCTCAAGGGCGTTGGTCGTGTCGCCGCCCTTGTCATCGACCTTGGCCGGGTCCTTAGCGCCGGCGAGCGCCTTTTCGATCGCGGCCTTGAGCTCGGCCGAGACCTGATAGACGACGCCGCTGAGAGTGATCGGCTCCATTCGCTGTTCCTCCGAAGGTTTATATGATTCCGGGACCTGCTCGGCGTCAGCCGCATCAAGTCTCAAACGCACGTCAGGGCCGGCACGACCACGGTCGACCACGGCCATATGGTTGTAGACAATGTTCCGCTGCCGAATGTCGTAGGGCTGGCCGTCGTACGTGCCGGGGACCTCCTCGTGCTCGCACGTGTAACCGCATGAGACCTCGGTTTTGCCGCCCTCGACCTCGGCGATGACCTTGGAGTCGGTGATGGTGACGACGGCCGTGAGGTATTTATCGTCCTCCTTTCCGACGTCGTCGCCCGTATAGCCGACCATGAAATCCTTGGTATTGTCGGGAGTGAGCAGAGCGACGTTGGGATTGGTCACGTTCGGATGGTCATCCGTCACGGGGACGCCGGCGAGCGTCGCCATCGACTCGGGCTTGAATACGTCCTCAGGGTGGCGCAGCTCGCGGCGCACCGACCCGTCGCCATTGCGGTAGGTCAGGATGCCGACACGGGTGGCCACGGCGGGGGCGCGCAAATAGCCTTGCGGCGTGCGCTCGGCCTTTTTCAAATCGCCGCGGTCGAACCGTGTCACGCGCCGCATTGTGTTTCCTTTGGCCTTTTCGTCATGATAGCTGAAATCCTAGGCAACGCCATCGATCAGGTCGTTGAGAACCGGTTCGGCCCAACACCGGCACATAATTGCCTGCCCTGGTTTGACGCGCTCACCGTCGACTAGAGGCGGGTCGTCCCAACGGAAAACCTTGCCCTCGAGCGCCCGGTGCGAGGCGCGCTCCCTGGCGTCGAGCGTCCCGCGCCAAGTGTATTTCTCAACCCCGGCTTGGGTTTGGCGCAGCTCCGATAGCTGTCCGTGGAATTTCCCGACTTGGTCACGGGCAATGACCGCGCCGCGCCGGCTCGACACGCCGAATTGCTCGCCAAGCGAGTCGGCCACGTCGCGCCAGGCGAGCCCTTGCCGCGCGCCGTCGAACACGAGCGACTCGACGCGGGAAAAGTAATTGTCGGAAATCGTTGAAATCAAGGCGACGTTGGATTTGACGAAGGCCTGCGCCTCGGCATGCATCCACGGCTCGGCCTTGAACAGGTCGACGCCGAGAACGCTAGTGAACACCTTGCCGATTTCCACGCCGTTTTTTGCCTCAATGGCGTCGCCAATCTTAGAGACCATGGCGGCGATTTCAGCGTCGGACCATTGGCCGAAAAAGTCAGCTCGTGCCAGCTCCAACAAATTCGATATAGCGTCGCCGTAATCGTCGAGCCTTGCATCGGCGACAGGGCGCCGAGCTTGAGCTTGGGCGATGACGCTTTCCAGGTGGGGAACGACCTTGGCATCGACTGCGGCACGCATGGCGCGAACCATGTTTTTTAACGATTTCGCATAACTCCGCTCGACAGCGCTCGGGAAAAGGATGCGCGGCGGACGCGGCAGGGGTCGCCCGCGTTTGACCTTGAGGCGCGCCGCCCGGCGCAGGTCGAGGAGGTTGAGCTCACGGATTTTGGTCGCGGCGTTGGCCATGCCTCAGGTCGCGCCCCCAACCTTTGGATTTGGCGCGGCGCCAGGCGCCCCAAGGATCTTTTCCGCATCGGGCTGCGCAAGGCCGAAGGACGTCATGAGGATGGCGAGTGCCGAGTCGCGCGGGATGGTTCCCGCCTGCGCCTGCGAAACGATCGTGACCAGCGACGTCACTTGCGCGCCGTTGAGCGCAGCGGCCTTCACTTCGCCCCCCCCTCGGTCGTCGCGGGTTGGGCGGCCGAGCCCGGAGGCGGAGGAGCCTTGGCGGCGCCGGCCTCCGGGGGTTTGGCTGCGGAAGGCGACGGCGGCCGAGCCCCCGGCAGAGGATCGCCGGTGCCGCCGGTTGCAGGAGGTTGCTCCGCCTCGGCGGCCGCCTGTTGAGCGGCGCGCGCCTCGAGGTCGATGGTCGTTTCGGTCGAGTATTTGCCGCGGCCAAAGCGCGAAACGGCGACTTCGTCGGGGTCGAGCACGTTGGCATTGATATAGGCCACGTCCGTCTCGGCCTGCGTTTTGCGAATATTGGAAAGCTCGACCTCGTCGTGCTGCCAAAGCGGGTTGAATTTGAAAGACCATTTTTCCGGAACCTTGCCGCTCGTCGGGCCACGACGCGAGGCGAGGATGAGCTTGGCGAGGTATTCGATTTTTGGGCGGAGCACGAGCTCGCGCTGAGCTGCAACATAGTCATACCAAACGCGGTTTTCACTTTCACCCGTGGCGCCCAGGCCGGACGGCGAATCGCCTAGGATTTTGTCGTGCGGCATGTGCGACGACACGACGAGGCGGCCGCCGACCTGCTGCAATAGGCCGTCGATGCCGGTGACCGCTGCCCCGATGTTGGTAAACTCTTCGTCCTGGTCGATGACGATGGCGCGGCAAATGGAGCGCGATAGCTGAATCGTTTGCATGCGCTTTTGCACGGCGTCGTCCTGGCCGTTCTCGAGCATGTCGGCCAGGCCCTTGATCTTGAAAACGCCCTGATTGAATTCCTGAAGGATGGTCGCCACGGCGTCGTGGCTGGTCTCGTAATTGCGAATGGCGTTGCGCGTGCGGTTGAGGACCGAGTCGCCCCAATAGCGGTTGGAAATGAAAAGCTTGATCGGCAGCTTGGCGCCGTCAAAGCGTAGAATCCTGGAATGGTGGATGCGTAGGCCCGCGCCTTGCGCCCCGCCGCGGCGAGGGTGGAACCTGTAATAGAGCGGCTGGCCGTAACGCGGCGATTGCATGTCGAGGTCGATATCGGTCATGTCGCCGATGACCAGCTCGAAACGACTGAGGACCGTCATCGAATTCACCGAGCGCACCTGCAATGGGTCGACCGGTTCCTCGAGCTGCTTAGAGTCGTCGAGGCCGAGCAGGATGCCAGAGCCCCCATACATACGCGCGAAGCGCCAGACCTCCTCGAATTTCGATTGGGCGCCGAGGTCGTGGAGCTTGTCCTCAACCGACTTGGCGCCGGCCGCCCCCGTCTCATCGTCCTCGGCCGCTCCGCCCTTGTCGTCACCGAATTGGACGGTGAGCCATTCGCGAAGTGCCTCCTCAGGGAGGGTGTCTACAATCGTAGACGCAACGTCGCTCGCGCCGTAGAGCTGCTCGCATTCCGTTTCCGACATGATATCGAAATCAATTTGCGAGCTGAGACGCTTGTCCTTGGAGCGCGTCCCGAGGCCGGTCAGGATGTTGAGCCATCCGTCGATTGTGACCTTGGCCAGGGCCCCGAGCATGCCGCCCCGACGTTTGACAGGCGCAACGGCCGGCACGGCGGCGCTTTCGGTCATTCGATCCTCACAGGCTTTTGGGGATTGACTCTGGCCTTTATCTAATAACTGTAACACGCCGGAAACGGAAGGCTAAAGCCTACCGAGGGCGCGGAGTCGGCTGAGGGCCTTGGAGCGCAAGGCGTTGGCGCCTTGAGTGAAGGCGTCGACCATGTCGTCGTTCTCGCCTTTGGGGAATTTGGCGCATTGGTCGATGAATTTAGAGACCCAAGGGGCTTGCTCGGGCAATGGCAAATGGACGTTTCCGGCTTCGAGGAGCGGCTCACAAAGGCACGCGCGCTCCCATTTCGACCCCTCGACCTCGACGAGCACGAGGCCCGTGACCTCGCTTTTGAGGTCGTCGACCACGGCGGGGCCGTTAGCCTTGGCCTCGATCAATTTCCGGTTGGCCTTCGGGTGCTTGGTTGTCATCGACTTGAGCGCCATCTTGGAGGCGCGAAATCCGAGGCGCTCATTGAGGAGGTCGATCAGGTAAATGTCCGCGCCGACGCGCGCCATGATGATGCATGCGACGAAGTCGGAAGTTTTCACGTCCTTGAAAGCGAAATCCCACGACTGAATGCATTCGTCGAATTTCGACGGCAGCTTGGCGCGGTCGTAATAGCGCCAATAGTGGTGCTTGAACAGGCCGCCCTCGCGCGGCGTCGGGTCCTGTTGATATTGACCCGAGTAATTGTAAGCCCCCATGTCGATTTTGAGCGTCTCAAGCTCCTTTTTGCCCTCACGTTGCGGGTGCAAAATGTCGCCCTGCTCGCGGAGCTTGACGCGGCTCGACAGGGGAAAGCGCACGATCGTCCGCACCGGCGCCTCGGCCGGTATTTTCAAGTGCTCCCACCCGCCCTTTTCGAGTAGGTGCCCGGTCAGGTCCTTGTGGTGGAGGCGCTGCATTACGATGATCATGCGCCCCGTCTTTTTGTTGTCGAGTCGCGAGGTAAAGGTCGAGTCATAGGCGTTGATCGTCGCTTCGCGCTCGGCGTCCGACTCCGCCTTTTTGGGAT